GGCACAAACGTTTGGTTAACATGACTCTTGATCCTATTGTAAATAGAGTTAAAAAATTTTTAGATAAAAAGTTTAATTTAAATTTAGAAATCGCTGAAGCTCAACTTCAAAATTGGATCACAGGAACCTATGGACAGCTTCATAGGCATAATGTAGAAACTGATCCTAAGTCTTTTGCGTCACGTTATAACAGTTTAATTTATCTTAATGATGATTTTGAAGGTGGGCTTTTTCATACGGAGAAGGGAATTTTTATTGACCCTGAACCCGGACTTTTAACCTTTTTTGATGGAAGACACATTTTTCATGGAACGAGCGAAGTAAAAAAGAAAGACCGGTTCTCTTTAATTTTTTGGTGGAAGCGATAGTATGGATTTTGATTTTGTATTCCTAGGACAATCAGTTTTAAAATATCAAGTGCCCCTTGAAGTTTTTGTCGGACTCAATGACCTGTATGAAACCAAAAAGAAAGACTTACCCAATGCCAACAAGCAGCTTGCAGGAAAGATTCCTGATGAAGTTTCCTTATTTTTTTCAGGACCTAATTCTGAAAAGATGCATCAACATAGTTATATATCCACAGATGTTTTAAAATGGTTCTATACTATTTTTGAGCATTATTTAAAATGGAATAAAATTGTGGACTATAAGATGGATATTAATTCCATCTGGGTTAATGAAATGAAAGCGGGAGATTACAACCCTGTGCATATTCATCAAGGTAGAATTTTTACTGGACTTTCTTCTGTGATGATTCTTAAACTACCAAAAGATTTTGGTCCAGAACTTACACGTCCTGATCAACCCATGAATGGACAACTTCAAATTCTAGGAAGTGCTAATGGTCAATTTGTCACTGCAGATTATTCTCCTAAAGTGAAGATAGGAGATTTTTATGTCTTCCCCTATGATGTAAGACATGTCGTTTATCCTTTCACCAATAAAAAAGCGAAGAGAAGAACACTCGTTTGTAATATAGATGTCAAATATAATCCGGTGTCTTCAAGGACCGCTGGATGATTTACGAGCCTAAATGGAGATCTCTACTGGCTAATACGATTGGACCTGTATTCACACCAAGTCAATGCCAGGATATTATTAATATGGGCCATCAGCAAAAATCTGAAGAGGCTAAGGTGGGACATAAAGATGGAAAAGATGGAAAAGATGGAAACTATGATACTAAAAAAAGAATTACCACCATCAGTTGGATTCCTTTTAAAGCACTCCCCGACATGTATAAAATTATTGAACGAACCATGAAGCAAGTTAATGGCAATCATTTTGGTTATGAAGGCATGACGATTACTGAGCTTGCCCAATTTACCGAATACCCTAAAGGAGGGTTTTATGACTGGCATATGGATGCTGAAGTGAACTGTATGTATGAACCTCCCGTTAGAAAAATATCCATGACCATTTTACTTTCTCCACAAGAGGAATTTGAAGGAGGCGATCTAGAATTTATGACGGCAGGCAATAAACCTCCTCAACTTTTACAAGGTCAAGCTATTTTCTTTTGTAGTCTCCTTCGTCATCGAGTGAACAAAGTCAAGAAAGGAATAAGACGCTCGTTGGTGATGTGGTTCGGAGGACCACCATTTAAATGAACCGTGAAATTCTGTTTCCGACTCCCATTTATATGAAAATGGTACAGGATCCTCAAAAATTAAATAAGTATTTATTCCCACTCATCAAAGCCTGGAGTAAAAAAGATAAGAGTGAAACAAAAACTAATTCAGGCGGAGGTTGGCATAGTCCAACTGATATGAATTTTAAAAAGGAGTATCAACCTTTAACCGATGAACTCTTTACTATGCAAGACGAGGTTTTTAAAGACTACGGCATGGAACCTAAAGCCGGATTAGGAAATATGTGGGCGAATATTAATTATCCGGGTGCCTATAACAAGCAACATATGCATCCTAACTCTCAATGGTCTGGTGTTTATTATGTGAAGGTTCCTGAAAACTCAGGAAGATTATTTGTAGAAGATCCAAGACCTGGCCCCAATATTATACTCCCTCGACGAGTTGAAGGAATACCCCGAGCTTTATGGCGCGTGGTGATTTATCCAGCGATCGAAGGACAGATGATTATGTTTCCAGCATGGCTACCGCATGGTGTCGAAATGAATGCATCTAAAGAAAAAGGAGAAAAGGGCTGGCGCGTGTCGGTTTCTTTTAATTTTATTCAAATAGATAAAGATGGAAAAGTAGTATGAGTTTTAAAACCAAAAAATATCAAGTGATTCGAGGAGCCCTTTCCAAAGAGCTCGCCAATTTTCTCTTTAACTATATGATGCTGCAGCGAGATGCTGTGGACTTTATGCTTAAACATAATAGAGTGAATCCAGCTAATCCTTTTATAGGCCGTCGAGGGGACTATCAAATCCCTCTAGCCTATGCTCGATATGCCGACTGGGCTATGGAAACATTACTTCAATATATGCGACCTATTATGAAAGCAAAAACAGGAATGGATTTGATTCCAACGTATTCATATACGCGCCTCTATGAAAAAGGAAATATTTTACCTCGTCATAAAGATCGACAGAGCTGTGAGGTTTCTACGACCATGCATCTAGGGGGAGATCCGTGGCCTATTTATTTAGATCCTACTGGAGCTGACTTTGTGATTGGTAAACGAAACACTTTCGATGGATCTTATGAAGAACCCCCACAACTTAAACCCGGAGCTCCTAAAGGAATTCAAATTGATTTAAAAGTTGGAGACATGCTGATTTATGCTGGCTGTGATCTTGAACACTGGCGTGAACCTTTTCAAGGCAACATCTGCTCACAAGTCTTCCTCCATTATAATCATGCCAATGGTCCGTTTGCTAAAACAAATATGTTTGATAAACGTCCTATGCTGGGCCTTCCTGTAACTGTAAAATAATGGCTTTAGTTCGCGTGACTCTAGGGGGTAAACGTCTGGGGTATGTTAGAAATAATAAAGCAGGATCCACCACTATCATTAATTATCTCGGCCAGCTTCTTTGGAATGAGAAACCAACCTATCATAGCGGTACCAATGTTCAGGATCATTGTGGAAAGGATTCTTACATCGGACGTGAGAAAGGATTTGAGTCTTACCATAAAGAACTAAAAGACTGTGAGATCCGCATCGCTGTCTATCGTGATCCCATCGACAAGATCATTGCGGGTTTTTATTATTGTCAGGAGATGTATCCCAATCTTAACAACCTCGATCATTTTCTATGGGCCTATGATCATCACCTAAAAAACAATTACATTCGAATTCATTGTCGAACCAACACGGCGATGTTAGGTCCTGATCCCAGCATCTATACCCATGTTTGGAATATGAAAGAGATTGATACCAAGCTCCTTCCATTCCTGGAAGAACTGGGTGGGGGAAAGATACAGAAAACAAGGCTCAGGGAACATACACCTCCAGTCATTACCAAGGCTCAAGAAGCTAAAGCTAAAGAAGTGATGGCTATTGACTATCAAAACGGCTGGTGTAAAGAGTTGATCTCCACTAAAATCTAGTATAATTGTAATAGAAACGGATTTTCTATGCTACATAAAATCAGACTTAAACCTGGACTGGATAAACAATCTTCAGATACAGGGGCCGAAGGAAAATGGGTTAACGCCGATTATTCTCGTTTTCGTTATGGTTTTCCTGAAAAAGTAGGGGGTTGGGAACAACTCGTTGGTGAGAACTTGATTGGCGCAGGGCGAGATCAACATACCTGGGTCGATCTAGCCGGTAATAAGTACGCAGCCATTGGCACCAACAAATGTCTTTACATTTATTTTGAAGGAGCCTTCTACGATATCACTCCTTTAGATACAACTCGTCAACAAACGGGTGCAACGTTCACGACTGCGAGTGGTTCACCTACCGTTACTTTGACTACCAGTAGTGCTCATGATGCGGAAGCAGGAGATATTATTTTATGTTCTAGTGCCACTTCTGTACCGGGAGGTTTTAGCTCATCTGATTTTGATGATATACTTTTTGAAGTGATCGATGTTCCTTCCTCTACAACTATGGAAGTAACGATGGGAAGTAATGCAGGCTCAACCGCAGGTCCTTCAGGAACTGTTACGATCGATTTTTATTATGTGATTGGTCCTCTTATTCAAACTTATGGATATGGTTGGGGCACGAATACGTGGAGTGGTCAAACTCTTCCTCTTATTCAAACAACTTTAGATGGAGCTTTACTCAATGATGCCTATGGTACGGGAGGATCTGGAACC